GTGTAGAAGTAATTTGGGATGGTGCAACAAATGCTACTGCTTGTTTCTTATCAGGTCAAGGATATTGGGATTTAAATACAGATGGTAATGGAATAACTAATAATGCAACAACTCCAACAGGAGATATTTTGTTTTCTACAAAGAATTTCGCTAGTGGAGATAATTATACTATAATATTAGAAGTAAGGTAAGTTATAAATATTAGTATATGTCAGATTTAAACGAAAAATTAATTAATGTAATAATTAAAAGTAGAAGTAAAGCTACTCTTGGAGAAGCTTTTCGTGATGCTTTCTTATATAAGTTTCATAACAAAAAAGAGGAAGCAAGAGTTAATTACATTAGAAATAGAACCATTAAAGATGGTTATAGTGTAATAGCTAAAGATGTTAATAAGTTAAAAACACAATTAAATGGTTATCCTGTTAAAAAAGGTGACAAATTAACTGCTGTTGATAGAAATATCAAAACAAATGTAAAAGCAAGTAAAGATAGAATATTTGTTCTTGCAGGTTTAAGAGGATATCTTGAAGTAGATAAAGATGCCGTTCATGTAGTTAATGAAGGCTTTGAAAAACAAGTTCAAGCACTTTTAAAACAACACGGTGTTCACTATGCAAAATTTAGATATGGTGAAATTCATGTGCAAAGTTCTACTATTGCAAAAAAAGTAAAGAAAATTTTAGATTTAGATACTGGTATTCATTATACACCTAATATACATTCTCCAGGAATGTCTTTTACAGGTTCTACTAGACAAGAATCAGTAAAAGAATCACATGATTACGACCAAACACATCCTGGTGTATCTCACGAAAATTGGAAAAAGTATCATAAAAAAACAAAAAAAGAATCAGTTGTTAATTGGGAAGCAGAAGCAAATGCAACCGATATACAACAAAAAAAGATTGCAATAGAAACAGTAAAAAACCCTGCTAAAGCATTACTCGGCGGTATGAGTGAAGAACAAGCAGTAAAGATTTTAAAAACTGTTCACAAATATACAGATAAACAAATTGCAAAATTAAGAGAAGTAAATAAAAAGAAATGAAATTAATAACAGAAAACATAGAAAATGTAGAATATCTTACTGAAGAAACTAAAGACGGTAAGAAAAATTATACTATTAAAGGCGTTTTTATGCAAGCTGATATTAAAAATCGTAATGGAAGAGTATATCCTAAAGATATTCTAATCAAAGAAGTCAAGAGATACAATGATGACTTCATCAATAACAGAAGAGCTTTTGGCGAATTAGGACACCCTGAAGGTCCTGTTGTTAATCTTGAAAGAGTTTCACACATGATTAACAAATTATATCAAGATGGAAATAATTTTATAGGCGAAGCCAAAATACTCGACACACCTTATGGAAAAATTGTCAAAAATCTAATTGACGAAGGCGCTAAACTTGGTGTTTCCTCTAGAGGAATGGGAACATTAGTTAATAAAAATGGTGCTAATCATGTCAAAGATGATTTTTATCTGGCAACAGCAGCTGATATAGTTGCAGATCCATCTGCTCCAAATGCTTTTGTAGAGGGCGTTATGGAAGGTAAAGAATGGGTTTGGAACAACGGAAAACTGGCTGAACATGAAATTGACACTTTCAAAAGCCGAATTGAATCAGCAAAAAGAGTTCAAAGAGCTGAAGTTGGTGCTAGGGCATTTAGAGATTTTTTAAAGAAATTTTAAAATAAAATAATTTATTTTTATAAATAAGAGTAGTATTAAGTAACTTTTATTTAGTTACTTATATTCGTTAATTAACGACTATAAGAGGAGATTATTCCATATGGCCGATACAAAAACTGAAGCAAAAGAACAACTGAACGAACAAGACCCAGCGACTATTACTGACGCTCCTAAAAAAGGTGCTGTTCCTGGAGAGAAATCTCATATTGAACAAGACTTTGACGATTTAGGAAGTGCTGTAGTTTCGCCGGTTGATGCTCGTAAGGGACCTTCTGATGCCAATAAAGACAACAAAGCAGTCAAACAAGTAGTAAATGCTAAAGCATTACCTGGTCACCAAACTGCAAATGATGATACAGAAGCCGGCGTTCAAAAGGCTGATGAACCTTCAGATGAAGATGGTCCAGATAAAGCTAAAGTAAGAAAAACTACTAGTGAAGCTAAAGCTGTCAAGAAAGAAGTTAGTGAAAAACCTAAAAAAGTTAAAGCTGATGGTGCGATTGATGAGAAAGAAATTTCTGAAAAATCAGAACCAGAAGTAGATGAAAAAGCAATTGACAAAAGAGTTAAAGACATTTCTGTTAAAGAAGATGTTTCTGCTCTTGTAGATGGTGATTCTGACCTTTCTGACGAATTTAAGCAGAAAGCAGCTACTATTTTTGAAAGTGCTGTTAAATCTAAAGTAAAAGATGAAATTATCAGACTCGAAAAAGAGTATGGTAAAAAAGTTGAAGCTGAAACTGCTAAACTTAAAGAAGGTTTAGTAGAGAAAGTTGATTCTTATTTAAACTATGTGGTCGAGGAATGGATGAAAGAGAATGAACTTGCAATTGAGCGCGGAATTAAAGGCGAAATTGCTGAAGATTTCATTTCAGGTCTTAAAAAACTTTTTGAGGACCATTACATTGATGTTCCTGACGAAAAATATAACATTTTGGAAGACCAAGCTGGTAAGATTGAAAATCTAGATAAAAAACTTAACGAGCAAATCGACAAAAATGTTAATTTGAATAAAGAAGTAGGCAGCTTTAAAAGAGAAGAAATTTTGAGTAAATCAAGTAAAGACTTGGCAGATACTCAAAAAGAAAAATTTTCTAAGCTTACTGAAAATATTGAGTATAAAGACGCTGAAGATTTTGAAAAAAAGGTTTCACAAATTAAGGAATCTTATTTTCCTAAAAAATCTAAAGCTAAAAGTGATGATGTGGTTGATGATGTTTCAGCAACTAAAACTGACAAGAATCTTAATGATGCTATGTCAGCGTATAGTGCTGCTATTACAAAAACCAAGGATATTAAATTATCCGTAAATTAATTAATTAATTTAATAATAGGGGAGAAAATAAATGTACCTATCTGAATCTTTAGAAAAAAAATGGCAACCCATTTTAGAGCATTCTGATTTACCAAAAATCAGCGATACTTATAAAAGGGCTGTTACTAGCGTTATTCTAGAGAATCAAGAAAGAGCTTTAAGAGAAGATAGAAGTTTCTTATCTGAAGCTGGTTCACCTGTTACTCCACAAAATGCAACTGATTCAACTTATGTTCAAAATTGGGATCCAATTTTGATTAGTTTAGTCCGTAGAGCGATGCCTAATCTTATCGCATATGACATTTGTGGCGTTCAACCAATGACAGGACCAACCGGTTTAATATTTGCTATGAGAAGTAGATACACTTCACAAAGTGCTACTGAAGCTTTATTTGACGAAGCCGATTCTGATTTCGCTGGAAGAAATGCTGCTGGATCTGCCGTAGATGGCGGTTCTACTACAGCACACTCTGGTACTAATCCTGCTGTGTTAAATGATTCACCTGCTGGTACCTATACAACTGGTACAGCGATGACAACTGCAGCTGCAGAAGCCCTTGGTGGTCGAACAGAAGACCAATTTGCTGAAATGGCATTCTCAATTGAGAAATCAACCGTTACAGCTAAATCAAGAGCCTTAAAAGCTGAATACACAATGGAATTAGCTCAAGACCTTAAAGCAATCCACGGTCTAGATGCTGAATCCGAACTTGCGAACATACTTTCTGCTGAAATTTTAGCAGAAATAAATCGTGAAGTTGTTAGAACAATTTACACAAATGCAGAAGCCGGTGCTGGTATTAATACCACTACTTCAGGTATCTTTGATTTAGATACCGATTCAAACGGTAGATGGTCAGTTGAAAGATTTAAGGGTTTAATGTTTCAACTTGAAAGGGATGCAAATGTTATTGCACAAAGAACTCGTAGAGGAAAAGGTAATATAATTATCTGTTCATCTGATGTAGCTTCCGCCCTTCAAATGGCTGGTGTGCTCGATTATGCACCAAAACTAGACAACAATCTTAATGTTGATGACACAGGCAATACTTTTGCTGGTGTTCTTAACGGTAGATATAAAGTCTATATTGACCCTTACTCAGCAAACAATGCTGCTAAGCAATATTATGTTGTTGGATATAAAGGCACATCACCTTATGATGCTGGTCTTTTCTATTGTCCATATGTTCCACTACAAATGGTGAGAGCAGTTGGTCAAGACAGTTTTCAACCAAAAATTGGTTTTAAGACAAGATATGGTCTTATCGCTAATCCTTTTGCTGAAGCTGGAACTTCTGATGCTGCTGTGCAAACAGGAGCTGGAAGTGCTAATTCCAACAGATATTACCGTAGAGTTGAAGTTACAAACTTAATGTAATCTTTTACACTACTATTGTTATAAACACGGATTGTAAAAATTTAGGGGGCAGGGTGTAAATTCTGTCCCTTTTTTTTACAAATAAATAATATTATGTTATCTAAAAAAAATCAAAAGACAATGACTTTAAGAAATATAAAAAGGTCAAAGTCTCCAACACCTAAAAAAGATTTTGGTTCTTGGCAACTTTTAAATCAAGAAACAATCAGTCAAGAATATTCTCAATTGCTATCACAAATGCACGATAATAGGCCTAACTTTGGAACTTTTTGTGATACTAGTGAAGTAAATAAATGGATTGAAAAATATAAAATAAGGAGTGTTATTGATTATGGTTGTGGCAAAGGTGCGATGGTATTTAATTTAAAAAAAAAATATCCAGATAAAGAAATATACGGATATGACCCTGGACATCCTGATTTTTCAATACCTCCAAGTAAAAAATATGATATGTTATTTACAACAGATGTGATGGAACATATTGAACCAAGATATTTAAGTAGTGTTTTAGAACATATTAATAGTTTATTTACAGATATTGCATATTTCTATATTGCAACTTCTCCATCAAAGAAAACTTTAGCTAATGGCAAAAATGCACATCTTATTGTAGAAGGTCCAGATTATTGGAGAGAAAAAATAGAAAAACAAATTGATGGTAAAATTATCTGGGAAGATATAGTAGAAAGAAGTTTTACTAGTAAAGGTAATTTTGGAGAAGTTAAGTTATTTGGTAATTATAAGATGAAAAAAAATAAAAAATTTGAAGCGAACAAATACTATGCTCTTGTTAAAAAACAAACATAAATAGTATATATGACAACTAAATCAGCATATCAAAGACAACCAACAAAGCTAGACTATGCAAGCCCTACACAATTTAGGTTTAATATTATCAAATTACCTAAAGTAGAATATTATTGCACAGCAGTAAATATTCCAGGAGTATCATTAAATAATGCTAGTCTTTCTACACCTTTAAAAGAAGTTCCTTTACCTGGAACTACTTTAACTTACGAACCTTTAGTTATAACATTTATGGTAGATGAAAATTTAGAAAATTATAGAGAAATACATGGTTGGTTAACAGGATTAGGATTCCCAAAAGATTGGTCTCAATTTAAAAATCTTTTAGCTGGTGGTGAAGATAGATTTCCACCATCAGGTTCAAAGGGCATTCAAACAGAACCAGGAAAAATAAAACCTCCAACTGATGAAGGTGCTATATATTCCGATGCAACATTAACAGTTTTAACATCAAAAAATAATCCTAATTTAGAAGTAAGATTTAGAGATGTTTATCCTTTTTCTCTTTCAACATTATCTTATAATCAACAAGCTACAGATGTTGAGTATTTAATAGCTGAAGTTGGATTTCAATATAAGATTTATGAATGGGCAGAAGTGGGTGCTACAAGAACAACAGAAACGGTTTCATAGGAGATAAATAGTATATATGGTAAGTGATAGTAAAGATATAACCCCAAGAACAATAAGAGCTCATAATTTGGGCGCAGGTTCAGTAACAACTGCTAAAGTAGGAAAAAAAATTATCCACACAGCGGCTGCCGACCCAGCAGATACAAATGAT